CCCGACCGGGCATATCTCGCGGGTAACCCGCTGCTCGAACCGGGTTAGGTACGGCTGCAGCGTGTACTTTAATAGGCCGGTGTTTTGTTCCTCTAGCCCGGTGCCCCACGTCGTCGACTTCGTGACCTCGCCGACCAGATGCGGCGGCACACCGAACCATCGGGCAACCTCTAGCGTCTGCCATTGCCTCGACTGCAGAAACTGTGCGTCCTCCGGCGGCAACGCCGTCGCAGAAAACTTGGCTCCCGAATCGAGTACCACAATGTCATGTGCGTGGGCTATGCCGCTGTTTTTCTCGCGCCACCGCCGTTTCAGGTTGTCGGCTTCTTCGCGCTTCAACGGCCGGTCGACTTGCAACACGCCGCCGATCAGGTTTCCGTTACCGAAAAGCTTCGCTGCCAGCTTGTCGCCGGCCAGCCCGATTGCCATAGACTCGCGGGCCAGAGCAATCCGTGACATGCCCTTCACACCGTCGAGAGACGGTCCCATGATGTGCATTATCTCGAAATCGGTATACGGCACCCATGCGCCCGTATTCTCGTCTTGAACCTGAAAGATTTTTCCCGACAGCGGGTTATCATCGTCCGGCCCCTGCCACGAAGGGCGAACACGGTCCGGGTGGATGAGCCGCAGTTCTACAATCTGGTTTAGCCCGTTCCGTACCTTGTGGTAATAGCCGTTCCCCCACAACAGCACATGATTCATTCCCGTTTCGAATAGCTCGATAGGCGTGTTCACCGTGCCGACATCGCCCTCTAGGCATTGCACCCGCACTTCGGCTTTATTGACCTTCGCGTACACCTTCAACGGCAGGCCACCCACAACACCGGACAGCAACGTGACGCAACGGAAAACCGTTGACAGCCGCATCGCTATTTCCTCGTTCATGTTGACGCCTGCGTCGGTCGGTTCCCCGCCGAAGAAGTTGAGTAGTCCGGCGTCCGTCAGCGGGATAGCCGGATTCTCGAACGGGTTACCGCGTCTCTCCGCTCCACCGAACAGCGTGCGAGCCATTAGGCCATCCTCTCGATTGCGTACAACACGGCAGCACCCATGACGACAAGTGCTGCCGGAACCGAATAGGCGGCTATGCCTGCGCCGACCAGAGCCAGCGCCGCCAGCTGCACGGTAACCGCCCAACCGGCGGCGACAGCCCGCCTAAGCCGAGCGCGCACTACTTAGGCGCCCGACGTGACGGTAATACCGATCGTGCCACCGACAACGGTAGTGGTGATCGCAGCCCGCAAATACTGGAACGCGCCGCCCGTGTAGGTCAGCACCTGCACGGAGTTAGCCACAACCGTTTGCGGTGCGCCAACCGAAAACCAGTTCACGTTATCTTGTGATACCTGCAGGTTGAACGCCCCGGCAGAGATACCGGCCGTCGATGTGCAAATGGCCGTATGAACGGTGCGGGCTACACCGTTATCGCAGACGCCGCCGGTCGCCACAGCTGTCGAGCCGGCCGGTATCGACTGATTAGTCAAGGGTGAAATGGGCAAAACGCCTCCGTTACCAGATGTTCGGAGCGGTGTCGACGATACGAACCGCCCTATCGACGGCCATAATCGTTGCAACCGCTAAATCGATGTGCAGCCGTGACCACTTATTAACCTTGCGGATACGGCGGCCGCGGCTGTCCTCGACAGCCACGGCATTATCTACGTGCCGGGCTAGACGGCCGTCGCCCGAATGGGACAATGAGTCGACATCGCGTGCCTTCACTAGACGTTCTAAATGCTGCGTGGCCGGCGTCATCCGCGCAGCGGACTGCGGGTAATCGACAACCGTCAGCCCTTCGTCAGACCAAACGGCCATACTGTGTTGCCACCGGTACGGGTCGCACACAATCTCGGCGACTTCATACAATGCGCACGCCTTGCGGACCGTTTCCTCGACGTCGAGAATGTTGACCTGCCATTCCTCGTCATCGTCCGGTGCTTCCCAACAGTCGAGCACATCGACGTGCGGATGATCGCCCGTCGAACAGATAATCAGCCCGGTAGAGTCGCCGTTATACGAACCGTCCAGCGCTATCACCACACTGTCGCCCGGTGCGAACGCTCTCTCTGTGTCCGTCTTCGCCATCCACACGCCCGGAGCGAACCAGTTAGCCCGCTCGGCCCGGAAAATCTGGTTGAAGTAGAACCGGCGCACCACACCTTCGCTTGTCGTCGGGTCGCGTGCCTCGTCAAGGATGCCCTCGACGTCGAGCCAGACCGCATCGCAGCGGGCGGCCACCACAGACGCCCGTATCTCGTCGTCGGTCATGTCAGCGAGCGGTGTTACCTCGACATCGCCGTCAGCGTTCGTCCTGGTCACGAACGGCGCCTCGACACTGTCGTAATAGACGCCCTTGATCGTGCCGGCGTTCGCTATCGCATCATGCGAAGCCTCTGCCACCGATCCTTCGCCCGGCAGATGCCCGTTCGTGATTTCGAGCACCCGCGCCGCGCCGTCCCGAGACTTTCGGGCATTACGGCGGATAGCCGACATCATTTCGATACCCTCGTTCGAGTGCAGCCAGTGGTGGGTTTCGTTGGCTACGACCAGCGACGGGCGGCCACCCTCAAGCGACCGCGGGTTAGACGTCACGGCTTCGAGCCGGCCGCCCGCGCGGGTGTAAATAATCTCTTTCCCCGGATCGATGCCGTATTCGTCGACCGCGGCCGGCGACAACATGCCCGGGAAAAGCGTCATCGTGTTACGGGTCTGGTCTTTCGCCACGGCCGCCGTCTGTATCCACGGCGCCGGGTGCTCAACAGCCACCGGCAGGCCCTCAGCGTCCCGGCCTCCGAACCGGCACGGACCCATTAGCTCGATAGCCATGAGCGAAGCGGCGAACGGGTCTTTGCCCCACCCCTTAAGCCTGCGGATCACGCCGCGCCGGTAAGAAAACCTGCCCGCCTCGTCTATCTCATACCAGCGCAACAGCATCCGAACCTGCTCCGGCGTGTACTTCCACGCCTTGCCGGCGTCCGGCCCGTCCGGCTGCAACAAATAGGCGGCCGTCCACGCCAACGCCTGCCAGCCGAGCGTAAACCGTTCGGCTGGCACCCTGTCAACGATCGACCGGACCGGCTGCAGGATCACTTAGCCGCATCCCGGTAGGCGTCCATGATCGCAACGCCCGCCGGTACCTCGCGGCTGTCGTCAGCGCGCTCTAGCTCGATCCGAGCCCGACGCCGCGCGCCTTCCGTCGTCAACAGGTCGGTAGTGCCCGACAGCCACGATTGAAACAACTGCGCCGGCACCCGCCGGTATGCGCCGTCCGCCGACCGACCCGACAACACAACCGACAACACTTCGGCCAGCACCCGCGCCGTCTGCCAGTCCGACGCCTCATAAAACTTGGACTGCCCCGACGTCTGCAACGACAGGAACCAATCCCTGGCAATCGGGTGCCACTCGGCATCAGCTGCCGGCACAGCCGGCACCCGGCCGGCCGCGACCTTCGCCACTTGCACGCCCTCCGGCTTATTCCGGCGGCGCCTTTGATCGCTGCGATTCGGAACCGGACCGGGCATACGTGCCCCCTTCGAGCTAGGTCATACAAAAATGAACTGCGTAGCCGACGACACGGCCGCTGTCGCCGTCACGACCAACGAAGCCGGCACAGCTGTCGGGTCGAACCACACAACCGAAAAACTCGACGGAGAAATACGGACACCCGTGTCACCCGTGACGCCCTTAAGCGTGAGCCCGACAGTGTTCGAAGCCGGCGGCACGATCACCACGCCATCAACAGCGCCGGCCGGAACCGTGATCGTGTTCGCACCCGACGCCAACACAACCGGCAGCGATTCGTGCACAGACCCGAGCGACACCGTCAGCGAAATGCTTTCTGCGCCTTCGGCCACACCGGTTTGTATTCCCGACAAAGTGAGTGTTCCGGCCATAACGGCGCCTCATTTCGGTATTGCGAAAAGGTTCGGAACCCGTACATAACGTCATGGGGCCATTGAAGGGTCAGGGTACGAACCCGATCAGAGTTTGCACCCATACCCCCTTTGACCTGCCCATATACGATTGTTGCCGGGTTGGCTGGCGGGTGCCGGCCTTACCGGCGCAACGATGCGACACGGCTAGGGTCGTCGTGTGGTCTTACTGCGTTGCGCCGGGTTTCCCGCCGTCCGTACCCACCCATACCCGCTTTGTGGGTTAGGCGAAGATGAAGTCTTCGTCGGGTCGGTTGCTGTTGGCGGGTGATGGTTGGCGCCGGGTTGGCCGTGCGCCTTTGCTGCTGTTGCATGCCCGGCATGCGGCCTGGGTGTTGGCCGGGTCTAGGCGCGGTCCGCCTCGTGCAAGCGGGTTGATGTGGTCGACGGTTGTCGCTTTGTGTGTGCAGATCGGTGATCGTATTTGGCACTGGTAGTTGTCACGTTTGAGGATTGTTATTCGGAACTGTTGCCAGTCTGTGCCGTATCCGCGTTGTGTTGTGTCGCCTCGTTGTGTGTCGATGTCCGCTTGGTGTTGTGTGCAGCGAGAGTGTGTCCGTGGTATCAGTTGGCCGCAGTCGATACACGTTCGGTGTATTGGCATGTCGTGCCTTTCG